GGATTTCAAAATAAGAGTATAGAGAAATATGAGAAAGAGATTGAGTTCCTTAAAAATAAGAATGATATGATTGATGGGGAATATGAGTCTCTAAATAAAATGAAAGAACAAATTCAGGAATCTCAACAAACTAAAATTGATTTGTTGGAGAGAAATGAAATGTACAATATATGTAGCGTTTTATTAAAAGATAGTGGCATTAAGACTAGAATCATAAAACAATATCTTCCGATTATGAATAAATTAATCAATGGGTATTTAAATGATTTTGATTTCTTTGCCAATTTTAATCTTGACGAAAACTTCAATGAAGTGATAAAATCAAGACATAGGGATGAATTTTCTTACGATTCATTCTCAGAAGGTGAAAAACAGAGAATTGATTTGGCAATCCTTTTCACATGGAGAGAAGTGGCTAGAATGAAAAACTCTGTAAACACTAATTTACTAATATTAGACGAGGTATTTGATTCTTCACTTGATGCTGAAGGAACAGAGAACTTTATGAAGGTTATGAATTCATTAGAAGGTAAAGGACTAAACACTTTCGTCATATCACATAAAACAGATTTATTAGCAGATAAATTTGATAAACAAATTAAATTTGAGAAGATTGGTAATTTTTCTCACAAAAAATAAACTTTTTTATAAAAAGTACTTGACTTTTGTTTCAATATAGGTTATAATGAATATATAACCATTAACTAGGAGATTTATATTATGAGTGCTATTTCAGTATCTGAAGACACGCTAAGAACCTTGAAAAACCTTGCTAGTATTAACCAGAGTTTACTTTTCACTTCTGGTAATACATTATCCACCATTAACAGCAGCAACAACGTTTTGTGTACTGCGCAGATCACAGAAGACTTACCAGCAGAGTTTGGTATCTATGATTTGAATAATCTATTGGGTACACTTTCTTTATTCGCTAACCCTCAGTTGGATATTAATTCATCTGACGGTTATATGACTATCCGTGATGGGGAGAATACAGGGACTACTGTAAAATATACTTTTGCAAGTAGGAATCTGATAAAAGTACCTCCAAAAAATCATATAGACTTACCGAGTGAAGATGTCTCTTTTACTCTTGACGCAGACACTCTTGCTAAACTACAGAAAGCTAGTTCAGTTATGGGTCTGCAGTACCTATTTGTAAACGGTTCTGAGGGTGTTATTACAGTTGAACTGGGTAAACCTAATGATACCAATAGTAATAGGTTCAGAATCGTTGTGGGGGATACATCTCATGAGTTCTCTTTTATCTTTCTAATGGAGAACATTAAACTTTTACCCGACGATTATGATGTGGTGATTTCATCTCAATGTATTTCACAGTTCACATCTTCAAACTCTAACAGGACATATTGGATATCTACAGAAACTGGTTCAAAATTTAATTCTTAGGAGTATTTATGAAAACTGGTGAAGAATACATTTGGGCGCAAAAGTATCGCCCAAAAGCGGTTGATGAGTGTATTATTATAGATGAACTCAAAGACAAGTTTGAGAACTTCTTGAAGAAAGGTGATCTTCCTAATCTCCTACTTTACGGAACTGCTGGTACAGGGAAAACAACTGTTGCAAAAGCAGTATTAGAAACTCTTGGTTGCGATTACATAGAAATCAACGGTTCACTTGAAGGAAGAAATATTGACACCTTGAGAAACACTATCAAGAGTTTTGCTAGTTCTGTATCTTTTACTGGTGGTAGGAAGTTCGTATTGTTAGATGAGGCCGATGGTTTGAATCCTACTTCACTACAACCTGCTTTGCGTGGGTTTATGGAGGAGTTTTCTGCTAACTGCGGTTTCATTCTAACATGTAACTTCAAAGACAAGATTATCAAACCATTACATTCAAGGTGTAGTGTAATAAATTTTGTTATTCCTAAAGATAAGAAACCTGTAATGGCCGCTGCCTTCTATAAAAGAGTTTGTGAGATTCTTGTAAAAGAAGGCGTTGAATATGATAAGGGAGTTGTTGTAAAATTAATACAAAAACACTTTCCTGATTTCAGAAGAGTATTGAATGAGTTACAGCAATGTGCTAGTTCTTCTGGTGGTATTACCAGTGATGTTTTGATTTCTAATGATGTAGCTATGGATGAACTTATAGTTCATTTAAAGAGTAAGAACTTTTCAAAGATGCGAGAATGGGTTGCTCATCATGGTGATGCAGACCCTGAAAGATTTTTTAGAAAACTTTATGATGGAATGTACGAGTGGATGAAACCTGAGACTATTCCAACAGTTGTTGTAACTCTTGCCGAATATCAGTACAAAGCATGTTTTGTTGCTGATCAAGAAATTAACATTGTTGCTTGTCTCACTGAACTTATGGCTAATGAGGTTTGTAAATGAAATTATTTGAAGAACTTGAAGATGAAGTTAAATTTGACGATGAGGATTATTCAAAAGAGAGTTATTGCCCATTTAAATTCTTTTTAGGTTCTATAAATATAACGAAAGAGAATGTTTTGTTGGATGACAGTAATGGTAAGATAGAGGAAGCGTACAATCCTTTTATTATTAATAAGACTTTATCATACTTCCCAGATACCATTATGCAGTCCAATACAATGAATCAATTTTTCGATCTTGATAAGAAGTTGCAATATGAGTTTTTACTAAATAGTATTAGAAAGAAAAAAAGATTTAGTAGATGGATTAAGTCAAACATTGAGGAGAATGTTGACACCGTAAAGCAATATTACAAAGTTGGAAACGAAAAGGCTGTTGAAATATTATCTTTACTTAATGATGAACAAATATCTATAATAAAAAGTGAATTGAGTGAAGGTGGAGTAAGTGGAAGAAGAAACAATAGTACAAGAATTCGTGGAGATTAAATTAAAGAAATCTGAAGATTTTTTAAAGATAAAAGAAACCTTGACAAGAATGGGAATTCCTTCCGTAAAAGAAAGAAAACTTTTTCAATCTTGTCATATTTTACATAAAAAGGGCAAATATTATATTGTCCATTTTAAAGAATTATTCAAACTCGACGGAAAAAATACAGAAATTGAAGAAGAAGATATCCAAAGAAGAAATTTAATTTGTTCCCTCCTAGAAGAGTGGGAATTGGTTGAATTAGTTGATAAAGATAAAATTGAAGATAAACTTCATATAAAAAAAATAAAAATAATCCCATTCTCTAAAAAAGATGAATGGAACTTAATAGCAAAATATAATATTGGTAAATATTGACATTAAATTTGATTCTGACTTTTTAGTCAGATTTATAAACTAAACAGAGATGCCGATTTTCGGGTCTTTATTACTCAACTTGCTTATTTGAGGAGTTGACATAGGAGTTATTATGCAAATGTCCAAATTTTTTGAGTTAGCGATTGCTGACAGTTTTTTGAAAGATAGTTTCAGTTTTAAGGCTGAATCTAGTTTTTATCCCCCACACAACATTCTAAAACATAACGATAATAAGTTTGTTTTGGAAATTGCCGTTGCTGGTTTTACACAAGAAGATTTACATGTAGTCCTAGACAAAAATACTTTAGTTGTTACAGGCGATAAGAAAAAAGATCAAAATTCCGAGTCTTTTGATTATCTTCATAAAGGTATTGGAACTAGAAGTTTTAACAAATCTTTCGTTTTGGAAAGATATTTAATAGTGAAAGATGTAAAACTTTCTGATGGGATTTTAAAAATAGTTCTAGAAAGAGTTGTACCTGAAGAGGAACAACCAAGAATTCTAGAAATAGGATAACAAAATTTAACATGGTGAGAGGGTAAAACCTCTCACCTATATATTATGATGCACACAAATTTTATTTTATTAATGACAATATTTTTATGTAACAGTTTTTATTCAGATTTTACTTTTGAAAAACCCTCAAGAACTGTTGACAGAGTTTTTATCCATTGTAGCGATAGTGACTGGAAACACCATGATGACATTTCTGTTATTAGAAAATGGCATGTAGACCAGAACGGTTGGGATCAAGTTGGTTATCACTACTTTATAAAAAGAAATGGGACTATTCAGAAGGGTAGAAGTCTAGAACTCACACCTTCAGCTCAAAAAAGACATAATGTTAGAACAATAGCTATATGTCTACATGGTAGAGAAAAATTCACAAAAAAACAATTTAAATCTTTGAGAAAATTATGCTCAGAGATTCAAAAATCATATAAAGGTAAGGTAACTTTCCATGGACATAAGGAAGTTGCCAGAGAAAAAACTTGTCCAAATTTTGATTACGTTAAAGTGTTGAACCTAGATGGTCACGGACGTATGAAAGGAATATAAAATGAACATTTATGCGATGAGACTAAAAACAGGTGAGGAAGTGATTTTTAGAACAGAGACTAGCTTTACAACGTTGGTCGAATCTATTAATCAGAATATTCTAATTAAAGTTGAGAAACCTGTAACTATGTTGCCAGTTGAAAATAAAGTGACTTTTGTCCCTTGGGTGTTTTTTGCCAAAGAGGACGCTTTTACAGTTAGCACACAAGATGTTGTTTTATTTTATCACGCACAAGACCAGATAGAAGGTGAGTATAGGAGAATGACTAGCGGTATTATTACCAGCCCATCTTTAGCATAACACTTGACTTTTCCGTTTTATTTTAGTATAATAGTAACAGAAAAGAGGTTTTATGCGTTTCTATACAAGTGTTAACTCCGTTAACAATCTAATGCTCGTCAAAGGTTTTGACAATGGTAAAAGGTTTATTGATAAAGTTCCTTATAAACCTGCAATGTTTATGAAATCAAATGCAGGCGAAAAAACTAAATACAAAGACATTTATGGTAATCCCCTAAAAAAGATTGTATTTCAAGGTCTTCAAGAGGCAAAGGATAAGTGTTTTCAAAAGACTACCAGAGAAGATTATTATGGAATGGCAAACTTTGAATACTCTTACATCTCTGACAACTACCCTGAAGATATAGAATTTGATCCAAAATTGGTGAGAAAACTTTATCTTGATATTGAGGTTTCTTCAGATAATGGATTCCCTAAACCTTCAGAAGCATCAGAACCTGTTACTGCAATCACTGTATCTGACGGAAATAGATATTATGTTTTTGGTCTAAAAGATTATGTTCCTCATAAAGAAAAGATACATTATAAGAAGTTTAATTCAGAGCATGAACTTTTAGAAGCATTTGTGACTTTCTGGTCGGGGTTTGAAGTTGATGTAATTACTGGTTGGAATACTAAATTTTTTGATATCCCTTATTTGGTGAACAGAATCAAAGTTCTGCTGGGTGATAAACTTTCTAAAAAGTTTTCACCTTTTGGTATTGTTCGTGAAAGAATGGTTCAAAGAGTTCCTAATAGAACTGAACAAACTTACACTATACTTGGGGTTTCTGATTTAGATTATCTTGAAATGTATAAAAAGTTCACTTTCACTAATCAAGAAAGTTACAGACTTGATCACATTGCTTTCGTTGAACTCGGTGAAAAGAAATTAGACTATTCAGAATATGAAGGTCTTTTTGATCTTTATGAGAAAGACTATCAGAAGTTTGTTGAATATAACGTAAAAGACGTTGAGTTGATTGTCCGACTTGAAGAAAAACTTGGTTTCATTGAGATGGTTCAAACCATGGCTTATGATGCTAAAGTGAACTATGATGATACATTCTTTCAAGTTCGTATGTGGGATGTTATTATTTTCAATGCTCTAAAGAAACATAAAATTGTAGTTCCCCCAAAGATTAAGCAACCAAGTCAACCTTTTGAAGGTGCTTATGTGAAAGAACCTAAAGTTGGATATTATGAATGGGTGACTTCTTTTGACTTGAACTCCCTATATCCTCATATCATTATGCAGTGGAACACTTCCCCTGAAACTTTGAAGAGGAAGATGGATGATGTTACAGTTATAGATTTACTTAATGAGGTTATTACCCCTGAGATAACAGAAAACGAGACTATGATGGCTAACGGTTCTGTTTATGATAAGACTAGCACAGGTATTCTCCCTGCTTTGATGTCTAAAATGTATCAAGATAGAAAGATATACAAGAAAGAGATGATCAAGTTACAGAAAGAGTATGAGAAAACTAAAGATCATAAAACCAAGATGTTAGCAGACAAGTATTATAATCTTCAGTTGGTAAAAAAGATTCAATTGAACTCTGCTTATGGTGCGATTGGAAACAGGTTCTTCCGTTTCTTTGATGTTCGTATGGCAGAAGGTATCACAACATCAGGTCAGTTGGTTATCCGATGGGCTGAGAAAAAGGTGAATGAGTTTCTGAGAAAAAGGTTTGGTAATAATGAAAAAGATTTCGTGATTGCTTCTGATACAGATTCTTTATATCTTGACCTTTCCGATTATGTTTCTGAAATGGACACCAAAGACAAAACAGAAATCACTGACAAACTAAACTTGATATCACAGAACGAGATTCAACCTCACATGGAACATTTCTATGACGAGTTGAAAAACTATCTAAACTGTCCAAAGCAGAAGATGGCCATGGAACGAGAAGTGATTGCTGATCAGGGTATATGGATTGGAAAGAAGCATTATGTGCTTAATGTTCTTGATTCAGAGGGGGTAAGGTACGAAACTGCTAAACTCAAGATGATGGGGATATCTGCGGTTAAGAGTTCCACTCCTGCTATATGTCGTGATAATATTAAGAAATCTATCAATATTTTGATGAATGGTAATCAGGAAGAGTTGTTTGATTTTCTTGATCGAGCAAAAGAAGAGTTCATGAAAGCAAACCCTGAGGATGTTATGTTTCCGAGGGGTGTGAATAATCTTAGAAAATATGCTGATCAAGATACCCTTTATGCTAAAGGTACTCCGATTCATGTGAAGGGTGCTTTACTTTTCAATAAGTATTTGACTGATAATGGTCTTGAAAAGAAGTATGAAAGAATTGAAGAGGGTGAAAAAATCAAGTTTTGTTATATGAAGCAACCTAATCCAATATTTGATACGGTTTTTGCTGTGAAGAATGTTTTACCAAAAGAGTTTGGACTACATCAGTTTGTTGATTACGAACGACAGTGGGAGAAAGCTTTCACAGAAGCAGTAAAAGATATTGTTGATGCTCGTGGTTGGAAGATAAAAAAATCTTCAAGTTTATTTGACTTTTTCTAAAAGATAGGTTATAATAGTTTTATAGGAGTTAAAATATGGATTTTAGTAATATTGTTTCTGCTGCTGGTAATGAGTTTGCCCAGACTGCCAGTGATATGGAAGAAACACAATCATATATTGATACAGGGTCATACACTTTGAATGCGATTATATCTGGTTCAATCTATAAAGGATTGCCTG